GAGAGATAGAGACTACACAGTGAAAGTGTTCGCGGATGCCGTGCAGAGTAAGCTGCGGACACTTGAGTCGATCCCGGATGAGTATCGGAAGGAAGTTGAAGAGAAGATCTGGGAAAGAGAAAATGGTATCAGCGCCAAGAGCGTTTGATATAAACCCCCTTTTTATCCCCTGGCCCTCCGTTTTGGAGGGCTACTTTTATCCTTGCGAAAGAAGAGAAGATATGATATCTTAACAAAAGAAAAGGGATGTGGCACCCGCTTTATATGTGGCACCCCATGTGGCACCCGGGCAAAAACAAGGTGCCGCAAAACACCAATAAAGCCAGTGTTTGCAAGGCTTTAGACAAAATGGAAATACGAGAAATGAGCTTCCCTCGTAATGAAGGGGTCACCGGTTCGAGTCCGGTTTGAAGCTATAAAAGAAAAACCCGCGAAAACCTTGATTTTAGAGGCTTCGCGGGATTTTTTTGCGCCGGCGCAACGAACATATTTTCAGAACATACGGTGAATTTTTATGAATATTTATGACTTTAGATGTGGCACCCCATGTGGCACCCTTGAGATTTTTTACCAGTCATCATCCAAAAGTTGACCGGCAAGAATAATATCATCCGTATCCACATGGGTATAAATATTTGCGGTTACCTCTATGGAGGAGTGGCCCATGAGCTTTTGAGCCACGCGGATATCTACTCCTGCCTTCTGAAGATCAGTGCAGTAGGTGTGGCGGAGATCGTAGGGAACGAAATCCTCGGCCAGCGGGAAGGGAGGTATAAGAGCGTTCCTGTACATACGGCAGCCCATGGATATGTTCATGGATCTTCGCAGCGCTTTACGGAGACGCTTGTATGAGCTTTCAGAATGACTCCGGCCCTCAGAGTTGGGACAAACAGGTTCGTTACCCTTCACGTCTTTTATCCGCTCATACAATACCTTAGGTATGGGAACGTAGCGGTTAGAGTTCTTTGTTTTAGTACCGCGTATATGAAGGATCCTGCCGTCAATATCCCTGCCTTCGAGAGAGGCAGCTTCCATAGGGCGGCATCCGCAGTAAAGCATGCAAAGGAACAGAAGGAATTTATCATCCCGACATACCTTGAGAAGATGCTCACGCTCATAGTCGGTTATGCTGCGGCGTTCCCCTTCCTCCCCATCAGGAAGGACCAGATTGACGGCAGGGGAGAATTGTATTAGCTGATTGTCCAGCGCTCTGGCAAAGATCCATTTAAGATGCATCCGGATCATCTTTATATGACTCTCACTCATACCTGCCTGATTGTTCAGGATCTGCTGACAGTGCACAGGCTTCACCGACCGGAGGGGCATGTTGCCAATCTGGGAGAGGATGTGCTTATTGATCTGACAAGTATGATTATAAAGGGTGCTTTCGGTCACGTTGGTCTTATAGATCTTCAAGGCCTGTTCGGTCCATGCCCGGACCGTCATGTTCCCGGAGTAGATGACACGACCATTCTCCACATCGTTCTTTTTGAGGATATACTTCTTCATCAACTCCTCTTCGGTGTCAGCTCTTATCTCGTATCTCTTCCCGTCTATGGAAAAAGTTTTCCTGTATTTGAACTTTTTAGACATGGTAGTCTCCTTTGTAGCCTTTGCCGCTGCGATAGTGATGCAGTTTATTTGAATAAGTATGATAACTGTCCTTCGGGGCAGTTTTTTATTGCAGAAAAAGCCTTACGCTCCGGTGAAGGCACTTAGCCACAGGATCTTTCCGCGGCACGATCTTTTTCAAAGTCAATTCCCAGAGCAACCTCGACAGCAGTTTTGGTCCGCTCATCCGCCTGATCATATGAAAGAGCTATTTGCATGGCCCGGTCAGAAACAGAACAAGGAAGTTCAGGAGAATCTAAAACAGGCTCATCGTCATCATCCCAGCCCATAAGAAAAGCGGGCGAAACGCAAAGTGCATCCGCTATCTTTGAGATTTTATCCCTACGCATATTTGCAATCATACCATTTTCCCATTTCCTAACAGTACTCTTGCCCACGCCAACCAAATCACCAAGCTGTTCCAAGGTCATGTTACGTTCTAAGCGCAGCATCTTTATCTTTTCACCCATATTCATAATAATCAGCCTCCTTAGTAATAAACATTATATTAGCAATGTGTCGTAAATGCAACATAAATAACCGAATAAAAGAAAAAAGTTTCCCAAAAGACACAAAAAGTTGTTGACACATAAAAAGAGGTGTGGTAAGTTTGTAGTGTCCTAAAAGACACAGAGAAAGGAGGGAACGAAATATGGACAAATTTAAGCTGGAATATGAAAGAAAGAAGAGCGGAATTTCAATAGAAAGTTTATGTAAGAGTCTAAAGATGAGCAGGTCTGCATACTATAGAAAGTGTAACGGAAAGTCGGAGTTTACACAGAGTGAGATACAAAGTATCTGCGATATTCTAAAGCTAAAATCCCCGATGGGTATTTTTTTTACCGAGAAAGTGTCCTAAAAGACACGCATGCTACCCTACGGATAGCATAGATTTATTTCTCTTGACAGAGAAATAAATAAAACTTGGTGGAAAGGAGGAGAAGGATGGCGGAAAAGCCGGAAGGCATGATTAGCGCTTATACATTCAAACCAGAAACTTTTGTAAACAAGATCTGGTTCGACAAGGTGATATCTGAAGCGATAGATGTAGCAGCGTCTACAAACAAGGATGGCCTTAAGATCGAGATATTATTCGATCCCAAGGCCGAAAGATCCAGACTTTTTATCAGAGAGCTTACTGAATCCGACAGATACGAACTGACTCAGGTACGTTAAGCACGCTGAGGTCGTCGGCTTCATCTCGCAGTACTCGGGGATGCAGCCCCGGCAAAGGAGATTATAGCACAAAGAAAGGAGGAGATATGAATATAAATATCAGGGAAATGGGTTTGATAGATACAGCCCTGAATCCCATCTCAGACAAAGAAATAGAAGCAATAACAAGGGTGATACATGCATTAAGAGCAAGTCATCTTACCGTGAAAGAATGCGCATCTGTTTTGGACTATACAAAAACAGCCATAAACAAATGCGCACTTGAACAGGAGATCTAATCTCCGGCTGACCTGTTAGCCATGTCATAAATATATGTATACAGCCCCGGCAAAGGAGATTATAGCACAAAAGAAAGGAGGAGAAGGATGCAGCGAGGCTTATTTCTGGAAATAAAAGAAGGCGAAATCGAAGAGATCTTCAAAGAAATAGAGATCGCAGAGGAAACTATCGAAAAAGCATATTATCGTTTGCGCAATCTGGGTGTTGTTGTTGTCCGAGAGACCGATAGCGATCCCTCGGAACAGGCTTAATCATTCTTTGCAAGATAAAGGAACAATTCAACGACGGCATCACAGAGTTTGTTAATGTCTCGTGACGTCGCTTTAACAGGCGGATATCCGTTTGTCATACGCGCCTTCCTGTTAAAAGTCCGTATTGCTTGTTCCATAGTTTGTTGATCCATATTATTTCTCCTTTCGCAGTACTCGGGGATGCAGCCCCGGCAAAGGAGATTATAGCACAAAGAAAGGAGGGAACGAAGTGAGCGACCTTTACAACAACATAAAGAAGATCTGTGACGACCGGAAGATAGCGATAACCCAGCTTGAAAAGAAGTCCGGCCTCGGTAACGGAACCATAGGGAAGTGGCGCGATGTAACACCTAACATGGCCAGCCTTGAAGCAGTAGCAAAAGCGCTGGGGCTGCCGACAGCTGAGCTTATGAAAGCGTAAGAACACAAAGGAGGCGGAAATGGTTAAACAGGAGATAGTCCGCCGGTTTGAAAAAGAAACTCGCGGGCAGGCATTTGTTACGGCGGCACAGTTTGCCGGGCTCATGGGAATGAAAGACCAGGGATACGCCAAGCGGACCTATCTTAAAGGTCTGGAAGCGGTAGACGGTAAGTATTATTTCATACCCGACGTAGCAAAGAAGTTAATGGAAAGGTGTGTATTTACATGAACAAAACATTTTTTGAAAGGCAGCAAGAGAAGAGACGGAGAAAGGAAAGGCAGAGAATGGAAGCGCTCCTCGTACTGATCCTTACTCTTATATGCGTAGTAGGAGTGATCTTCTTTTGTTTTACAGAGGCGGAAGGAATGTCACAGGAGGATGCTTACGCCATAGAGCAGGAGAAGCTACCGAGGATCCGGGGCAAGCAGGCAGAAAAGACCGAGATCGATCCTGTATATGCTCAGCACATCAAGTTATTAAAGGAACAGGAGACGGCGGATCCGGTTGTCCCGAAATGGGAGGTATCGGATACAGCAGATATGGATACGAACGACGACAATTTCGAAATGCTTGTGGAATGCGCCTTTGCCGAGGCGGGGAACCAAAGCGAGTATGGTATCAGACTTGTCGTAGACGTGATAGGTAACCGGGCAGGATGGGATATGTCCCATGTAGATGATGTTATTACTGCGAAGAATCAGTTCAGCTCATATCCGGACGGAATGGCGAAGTGGCGCGGCCATATTACCGAGGAGTTCATCCAGATCTGCGCGGATGAATGGATGGCCGAGACAAAGGCTGACGGAGATCTGAACCTGTGGTATTTCCGGGAAGGACACTATTCGTCGTACGGGAAGAGTTGGAAGCCTGTAGGAGATCATTATTTCAGTAGGAGGTGACCCCGTGATAATAACAGGAGCCGTTTTTGGTATGGATCAAAGGTTACCACAAAAGGAAAAGAAACTGGAAAGCACCACAGGAGAGAAGTTTTATCACTATCTTAGCAGTGAGCTGGGAAGGAGAGTTCGTGAGCGATCTGGACAGGCTGGTATATACAGTGAGGGAAAAGAAGAGGGCGGAGGACTTCGACAGAGAGATCATGTATCAAATCTGGAATACGGCTCGTGCCAAGGAAAGAGGCTGGAAACTTACACCAAGACAAAAGAACTTCTGGCTGCTGAATTATCACAAAGCAAAGGAGAATGGTTGGCTTGAACACTGGAGTCATATGTTCCCGGAGTGGGACAGTGAATAAAAAATAAGAGCCGGTTCGGCAAAAACCAGCTCTCGAAGATTCGTGCTAATATGAATCACTAACCTTATTCATATTAGCACGTATGCCCGAAAAAGTCAAGTATTTCGGGCGTTTGAAACACTATTAGCATATTAAAGTTAGGAGCATTTCGTGGCATACGTGGAGTACAGATACGTCTTTCGGGACAGTATCGAATATGAGTATCGTTTCTGTGGTCATTACGGACAAAGGGGAGAGAGGAGATCACCCAGGACGAGACCATCAACAGAACAGATGAAGCGGCAGAACCAATGGAGCCGCCAGAAGTACCTCAGGAGAAAGGTAAAGCTGAATTTCGAAGAGGGGGATCCCCTCATAACCCTAAAGTACAAAGCAGGGGCAAGGCCTCCCCTGGATGAAGTGGAAAAAGATTTCAAAAGGTTCCGGGACAGGATCCGGAGAGAGCTGAAAAAGAGAGGGTTGCCATTCAAGTATATCTACAGGATGGAGATCGGGAAAAGAGGCAGCCCGCATATCCATCTGCTCATGAACTACACAGAAGATATCTTGAAGCTCATAAGGAAATGCTGGGAGCCGGGACAGGCAAACATAGAGGCCACCTATGATCTGGAAAACGGAGAGCTGGCGGACTACCTGTCAAAACCTCCGGATGAAGAGATAGAGGCGAGACTTGAGGAGCTGCCGGAGGGAGAAAGGAAGAAGTTTGTTCGTTTCTCGTGTTCCAGGAACCTTGAGAACCCAGAGCCGGAGAAGAGGATATACAGCCACCGGACCGTGGCGAAGAAGATCCGGGACGGGATAGAACCCACACCGGGATATTACATAGACAAGGAGTCAGTCAGATACGGGGTCAACACCTTCAGCGGATACTCATATCTGTACTACACAGAGATCCGGGGAGATTGCGCCGGCGCAAAGATAGTCCCGGTATGGAAGGAGGAGCCGCCATGGTGAAACTTTATATATACAGTGGGATAAGGAGCCCGAGACAGACCTACGGAAAGATAGGCATAGTCTATGAGATAAATGACGGCGAAGGAAAGCCGGTGATCCTTCAGAGGTTCGACCTGAACAGAAATCAGGCGGAAATGCTGGCTCTTTATATCGGCCTTCAGATGACAGACCAGGCCGGGGGCACAGGAAAAACGGAAATATTTACTGACAGTGATTATGTATTTGGTACCCTTACAAGGTTTCTCCCAAAGTGGGAACAGGAAGGCTGGAAAAATTCAAAGGGCGAGCCGGTAAAGAACGGTCAGGCATGGGCAAGGATCTCACAGCTGTTAAAGGGGAGGGACTATGAAGTCCGTCTGAAAGAGAAGCACGCATACGAAACCTGGCTCATAGATAACACGAAACGAGAGGAGGATAAAAAATGGGTTTATGGGAAAAATTCGGAGAGTTCGATTCAGCAGCAGAAATAAATGCCACTGCTGAAGGCCTTAGAGCGGAAGGAGATACTGAGAGCATTTATGCTCTGGCGAAAGAGAACGGTATCGACAGAGAGGATGCGGTGGACTTTGCAAAGGGATATGTTGGAGCGCTTACTTCGCAGCTTATGGCCTCATGCGGAAAGATAAATGTCGAGAAAACAGAGCTGGGGATAAATGACAATATCCTCATATCCGACTGGTGTGATTATATCTGCGCACTGATAACAAGTGATGACGATATGGCCATAGCGGTAAGAAAGAAGGGCAAGAGCCTTTCCGGATGCATAGCAAAGATCCTTAAAGAATCATTCGGGAATCAATGGGAGCTGCCGCAGGAGATCAAAAAGGCAGCAGGCGTTAACCAGAAGGTGACCTTCGGAGTTCCCGGAATGTTCAGGGTACACGAGATAATAAAGGACTACTACCTGGGAGGCGAGTCATGAAGAAAAAGGACCTCCTGGCGAACAGCTTCAAGAATCCCGGGAAGATGATAGACGGATCACTCTTTGAGGTGGACGGGGTGCCGGTCCTTGAAAGCGATCTTATACTGGACCACACCTATAAGCCAAAACTGGCAAGGCATTTTACTTACCCCGGAGGGTGGCAGACATATTATCCAAGTACGGATACGTGGACAAAGGAGAAGCTGGCAACCTTAAGACACTATTGCCAAAACAAGACAAACAGTTACTCAAAAGCGGAGAGGACTTTCCTTAGTGCGGCAGGTTGCGGAAATTTTGCAAATGCTGAGTGGCTGGAGGATGACGTATCGTATCACAAAAGGTTGAGCGCAGAAGAGCGAAAACTAAAGCGGATAAAGGAGAAGTTAGAGAAGCTGACACCGGCAATACCTACCGGGGTCATGCCCTGGATAAAGAGGAATGCTTTCAAGGTGACGTACGGCTTTACCGGAGAGTATGACGTTGAAAAGAAGGCCATTGTACGAAAGACCATAACATGTGGCAGATGCCATACGCAGTTTGAAAACCCGCACAAGCGGGTAGTCTTTTGCCCGGAGTGCAACAGAATGCTATCAGTCACAACGGACAGCGAGAAGAGAACCTCAGAGTATTTCACAGTACTCCAGAAAGCCAATGACGGCAGGATCCTCGAAAGAAGATTTGTAGCAACAAGCTGGCAGCAGGCCGGAGTTCACAGCGACGATATATCAGAGATCGTAAGAGGCTTCGGGGAGCAGGCAGGCCACACTTGGAGCGAATGGTATTACGGGCAGTATGTGGGAAGAGTAGGTAAGGCTCAGAGCTTTTACGACAAGAAGGAGTACCGCACGTTCCCCGTCTACAACGCAAAGGGATATATATATCTTCCCACCATGGAGGCAGCAGGCGCTTCCGAAAGTGCTATCCGCTGTGCGGATCTTGAGAGACAACTGGGCATAAAGTCACAGTGGAGCGGTCACATGTTGATCGTCCAGGAACCGGCTGCAGAATATGTCCTCCGGTCAGGGTGGTCCAGGCTAATAAAGGAGTGGACAAACTACGAGATAAGGCTGGATCAGCAGGCAACAACACCCTGGGGGATGCTAGGGATAGGAAAACGTGATTATAAGCTCCTTAAAGAACTGGATGCAAGTCCTGCATTAAGAAAAGCCTTTAATATCCCGGGGATAAAGGACGAGCATATAAAAGCCCTGGCGGCGATGCCAAAGACGTGCGCCCTTAAGGTAATAGAGACGGCTGAAGATTACGAGCTTCCGATAGGGCACCTTGCCACGCTGCTAAAAGGATGCAACGAGCACCAGATAAGGGAATACCGGGACTATTTGGATATGGCAAAGCAAAGGCGCGCCAATATCCATGACGAGATCATCTACAGGAACAAACGCTGGAAGGAGTTCCACGACAGATACGCAGAGGAGATCGCGGAGAAGAAAAACAAGAAGCGCAGGAACGAGGCAAACAAAAAGTTCCCGGAGATAGCAGCGGCGAAGGAAGACAACACCTGGCTTTATGGATTCCAGAGTAAACAGTATTTATTTACGGTTCCGGCAAAGGCAGGAGACATCATCACAGAGGGGCAGCTCCAGCACCACTGCGTCGGAGCGTCGGATACTTACCTGAAGAGGATGAAAGACGGCGTATCAGCCATAGTATTTATGCGGCTCTTATCCAATCCCAAAGCGCCGTATTACACCATAGAGATAGACAACACCGGGAAAGTGCTTCAGGCATACGGAGCATTCGACAGAAAGCCGGACTGGGACGAGGTAAAACCGGTGGTAGACAGGTGGTCAAAGGAAGTCAGGAAAAAGCTAAAATTGCGCGCGGCGCAAGGGAGGTAAACAGTGACAGAGATAACATTCAGCGGATACACGGACTACAAGAAGGCCGTGGACGAGGCTTTTATAACAGCAGCGGAGGACTATGTCCGTATAGGCTACCTCCTTCGGCTTGCAAAAGAGAACCCCGGGATACTTGGGGGCACGTACTCAGACTATAAAGAATTTGCCCGGTGCGAGTACGGCCTTGGAGATTCACAGGTATCACGTTTTGTCGCCATAAATGAAAAATACGGGGAGGGAGATCACCTCCTTCCCCAGTACCGGGCATACGGGCAGAGCAAGCTGGCAGAAATGCTGACACTCCCCGACAAGATCGCAGAGGCTATCCCCCCGGAAGCAACAAGGGAGGAGATCAGAGAGCTCAAGAAGGAGCTGAAGGAAGACGAGAACACCACACCTATAGAGCTCATGCTGGAGGGCAAAGGAGAAGGCACAAAATGGCAGCAGGCCATAAAGGCATATTTTGAGAAACAGAACAAGATGTTCGAGAAAGCCTGGAGGATAGAGACAGCCATAGCGGACGGGGATATAGGAGAGATAAAGTCTTTCTTTGCACCGAGCGGTACAGGCTTCGAGAGGATACGCCTTAAGGGCATAGGCGGCGTGATGATATCCTTCTTTTCCGAGAATGTCACCCTCACAGAGGTATTGTCGCAGCATCAGGACTCTATACTGTGGGCACAGTTCAGACAGGAGCTTTCAGACTTCTTTAAGGACATCGGAAAGCCGAGCATACAGACCTGGGAAGCTCTTTACGGGAGGCCATGGCCGGATAAGGCATCCGAAAGTGTCACAAAGCCCATAAATCCTATGGCGGAGGGGTATTTTGACCCCAAAAATGAAAAGAAGGAAAAATCAGCACCCCAAAATGCCGACAAAGCCCATAAATCCTCTGGCGGAGAGGCTGTCGGCACACCCCAAAAAACACCCTCTGAAGAGGTCGAAAAAGTGACCGGTGAGGTGGTGGATACACCGAATAAGTGTGAAAATACCCCTTCCGAAAGTCCGGAAAACCGCATAAATCCTCAATGCGAGACCGATTTTGACCCCGGAAAGCAAAATGAGACAGAAAATGACACCCAAAATGCCGACAAAGCTGATAAATCCACTGGCGGAGAGGCATTTTCGGAAGGCAAAAATGAGGGGGTCGAAAAGAAGGCAGCAGGCGACCTGACAGAGGACGAAAAACTCATGCGTCAGGCCATGGAGTTCAGAGAGGATATAAAGGCACAGATCATGGAGAAAGCAGACGCTATCAAGAGGGCCACAGAGAGTATGACTTTCGGAAGAGTAAAGCAGATGGCGCTGGATCTTGAAGAGGCAGCACAGAGAGCCTTTGATAACGAGTCCGTGATAATGCAGCTCATGTCGAAAGGAGTAAACACAGATGTTTAAGAAGGTTTATCTGTCAGGCCCGATTACAGGAACAGAGGATGCACCGGAAAGATTCACCCTGGCAGCGCTCCGGGTAACCTCACTCGGATGCGCCATAGTAAATCCCGTGGAGTTTAATAAATCCCTTCCCGAGGGCACACCCTGGGAGGTGTATATGGAAAACGATATGAAGCTCCTGGCACAGTGCGACACTATATACATGATGCACGGCTGGGCAGCATCAAGGGGAGCAAAACAGGAAAGGGACTTTGCCGTAGAAAAGGGCATGAACATCATTTACGAGGACAGACTGCATGAGAAGTATTATGCATAGCGAAAAAGGGATGTGCTACGTATGCTCGGAACTCTTTGACGACTTCAGGATAAAAGAGACAGAGGAGCACCACATAGTATTTGGCACGGCACAGAGGAAATTATCGGACAGGTACGGCCTGACAGTCCATCTGTGCCACGATCACCACCGCTTCGGGAAGGAAGCAGTCCACCGAAACGTCATAACAGACAGGTGGCTGAAGGAAAGAGGACAGAGGGCCTTCGAGACGGAATACCCGGAGCTGTCATTCAGGGAGATCTTCGGAATAAACTTTGATCCCTGGTCAGAAGATAGTAAGCGCCGGACGCAGGGGCGCTGACTATACAGGGTTGAAACACCCGCGAAAGCGAAAGAAGCACATAAGAACCGATCAATGTACCACACTAACACGATTCCAAAAGCCAAAGCAACAGCCCGGCGGCCACGTGCCGCCCGGGAGAAAGGAGAACACAGTGTTCATCAACATAGGCAAATTCAAAAGAGCCTTAAAGGAAACATATAAGAGCGTAACAGGAGTTGGAGTTGAGAGAAACGAAAAGGACGTTATAGCGATCTCGGCCGGAAGGCTGTATATTGAAGCGCACCTCATGGACACCACAAAGGAGTTCAGGGGAGCGCTTATCGAGATCCTGGGAGATATCCCGGAAAAGGGCGAAGCCATAACCTACCACGAGGACGGAGACCAGAACGCCCTTACAGGGTCATATGATCAGAGCCTTCTGACATACGTAGAGCCCGGAGGGACTGAGTACGCCATAACTAAGATGATCATGGATGAAGAGGTGCTTTACCAGAGCGACAGCGGGAACGTCATCATGGTAAAGAAAGCCTTAAGCGATATATTCGATCTGTCAAAGCAGGAGAGCGGAGAAGCCGCACCATGTAACTGGAAAGAAATGGATGGCCATATCTTTTTAACCAATGGAGTCGTAGCAATGCGGATCCTTCCCACAAGAGAAAAATATCGGGGCGAGGCGGATATCATTGACGCATTAAAGAACGTAACGCTTAACTACCCGAGATCAAACGAGGAGCTGATCTAAGTGAAGAAAAAGTGCAAGCGCTGCGGCAGAGAGTTTGAGGCTATCCGTAGAGATGTAGAATGCTGCAGCACATTATGCAGGCTGACACTCTTTAAGAACCGCCCTGCGGAGCGGAAAGGAGTAGAGAGGATATGTCCGGAGTGCGGCAAGACATTTTTGCATAACGGCACAAGGAAGATCTACTGCGGTAAGGAGTGCGCTTACGGCGCAAAGAAAAGAGGAGAACGTGAAAGGGAGCGAATGTCAAAACTGTGGTCATAAGACTCCGGGCTGCCATGACAGGTGTATAAGTTTCCTGGCAGAAAAGCTGGTAGACCTCGCACAGAAAGCGGAGATCGAACAGGCCACGCGAAAGGACCGGGTACACCACAGCTATATGAGCAGAAACGCAGCGGATAGAAAGAAGGCAAAGCGGAACCACAGGAGGTAGGAATGGAGATCGAAAGAGCAAAGGAGCTAATAAAGGCCATTATAAATTACGACCAGGTGGCAGCTGTCCTCATGGTTTTGGAAGAGCATTCAAGAAGTGTTTCAACAAAACTTGATAACCTTGCCCTGGAAAACATGAGACGCGAGCTGGACGAAGTCAAAATGGAATTAAAGGATACTCACAAACAGTTCGAGGCCTTAGCGGGGATCATAGAAGAGCATCAAAGATGCCACATCGAGAGCGAAAGGCGAGAGAGCGTAAAAGAAAAGACCATGGAGGCCGTGGAGAAGATCAAAGAGAGAAACAAGAAGGGGAACGTCGTAAACGAGATCCATCTTCCGGCAAAAGAGGAGCAGGTAGATAACAGGATATGCAAAAAGTGCGGGAAGAGCTTTTATTCAGAGTCAGGAAAAGGCAGGGTGTGCCCGGCCTGTAAAAAGACGGTCAAGGATTTTGTTCAGGAAGTAGCTGACAAGGAAAAGTCAGTAAGCTATGAGGCCGGTATCAATGTCAACATAAAAGATCTGGCCAAAGAGCTTATCGGGATGGAGGAAGGCAATGGAGACGATAAGTGAAATCATAGAGGATGTAAAGATAGAGATCTGTGATCATTACTGCAAGTATCCGGATATATGGGATGAAGAAAAAGAAGAGCAGACGCTGGAGGATGCAAAATGCAGGCTGTGTCCTCTTGGCAGGTTAAGCTAGGAGGTAAAACGTGAGCGGAAGAAATAGAAGTGCAGAAGAAATAAAGGCAAGTCTCAGGGAAGTCATATTAAAGGGCTGCAATGAGACAGCGAAGGGCGTCATGACATGTCTCGCTAATGAGGATCATGAGAAGGCAACGCAGCTGGCAAGGGAGCTGCGGATAGGGTGCATGTATCTGAAACTGCTGAAGGATGATATAGATGAACTTGAACGAAAATGGGGAGCAGAAGAAATAGAGCATAAATGTCATAACTGCGCACATTACTTGCAGGGCGAATATGACGGAAGTTGCGGAAGTTATATATGCAAAGATTATAGCGCATGGGAGCAGGCTCAAACCAGAAGGCAGCAGGCTCAAACCAGAAGGCAGCAGGCGGGAGGGAAAGATGAAGTTTTTGATACATGCGGTAGAGGAGAGGCAGGACAACGTCAAGGAGATCGTGACAGAGCTTGAGAGGCAGGGAGCAGATCTTGCCGACATCATTGTTTTGTACGATTTCGGACATAAAGGAAATCTTGCGGCGGCCATAGAAAGATACGACTGGCTGACAAAGAATACTTACTCATACGTTGACGTGTGGCATTTGCAGGACGACATTGAGCTGTCAGAACATTTTATGGACATTGTAAGAAAGCTGAACGACCGCGCCGGGATCATTTGCGGATTCTGCTCCGAGTACTGCGTTGACCAGGACGCAAAATTATTGCCACCGGGCCCGACCGAATCAGACAAAATGTGGCTGTCATTTCCTTGCATCAGGATCCCGGTCCACATCACCACGGCATTTTCTGAGTGGGTCAAGGCACACAAAGACGATGGCGGGATCACAGGCAAGCAGATAAGATCCGGCAAACGTGACGATGAACTTTTCAGAACATTTCTGAAAGAGGAATATACGGGCATGGTCGTTTATAACATAACGCCAAACTTGGTAGATCACAGAGACGATCTTTGCGGGGGCAGTATAGTAAGTCCGCAAAGGTTACATTGCCCGAGGGCGACTTATTACGAGGGGTAGTAACAATGCAAAAGGAACTTTTGAGGCAGTACATTTCTATCGACAATGAGATCCGGGAAATAGAGCAGCGCATCCAAAAGGACACGGAGCTCATGCAGACGCTGGAGAAGAAAAGTATCCGCGAAAAGGTAAGGGGCGGACATGGTAACAGAAAGCGCTACATCGTGGAAGGGTGCCGGCATGAATACAGCGAAGCAAAGACCCGGTGCCTGGCCAATCGCATGAAAAGAGAAAGATACATTTCACAGCTGCAGGATCTGAAAGTTGACATTGAAGAATACATACAGAGCGTGGAAGACTCAGAGACCAGGCGTATTTTAGCATTTCGGTACATTGACGGGCTGACATGGGGCAACGTGGCCAAAAGTATGGGAGACGGCTGGACATCTGACGCTTGCAGGATCAAACATCAGAGATTTTTGAACAAGCACTAGAAAATCTGTTCAGAATAGGCAAAGGAGGAAGAGTGTGATATCATTAAAGCCCAAGAGAGGGCAAGACATGAGCAAGAAACAAAAAGAGCAAAAAGAACAAACAAAAACAGCACAGGATAGTACGTTTAAAACGTCTGTTAAATCAAGCGTAATAGGCGGCGTTATCGTTGCGGCCATAGTAGCACTACCCGGCTTTTTTAATGGCATTATGGCATTACCTAAAAGGGTAGACGGTATTGAAACGCGACTTGACAAGATTGATAACAGCCTTGAAAAGATCAGCGATAACCTCGGAGGAATCGACGACAGGATAGATGGACTGGAGAGCCGTGTCTCAAAGCTGGAGAGCAATATCACGGCGATAGAAAAAGCAATGGAATTTATAATGGACAACAGTTCTGTTTATATTGGCGAAGGATCCAGTATTATTCAAAATGGGATAAAGGCAGCTTCGCTCAGTTTGAGCGACAATGACATAATAGCCGTTGCGGCGTCAGGGAAAAAATATACTGCAGAGGAACTAAAAAATCAAAGAATAATTACATCATACGAACAAGATGGACAGCTCATAGTTTTTTGTGGCCAGTACAATGATAGTTATCATTGGGAGGGGAACTGTATATTAAATGCATATAAAAACAACATTTTAACATATGCAGAGGCGGCAACTTATGACGACGGACGACGAACTTTTAACGAGCAGCTAATGGTTGATGACGATAATAAATCAATCATTTATGCAAGACGAATACAGGACGACAACGTAAACAGCGGAGATACATGGAAGTACAGAAAAGAAAAAAACATTGAAAAGATAATTAACCTGGATCAGCCAAGAGAAAGGGACCTCATAGTCCCGGATTTTTATCTTAGCAATTTAGGGGACTACTTCTGCCATTATCACGGAGACACATCCGAAGGAAAATACAACGACACCACCGGAGAAGCCTACCTTCTGTCATACGACGAAGAAGGATACATAAAGACATTATACTGCGGTAAGTTTAAGGACGGACAATTCGAAGACACCACCGGCGAAGCATGGTACATCACAAGAAACAAAGATACCGAATACATGTATTTCAAGGGGGCATTCAAAGAAGGACATCCGGAAGGCAGCGGAGAAAGTGAAAACCCCGTCACCATGAAGACCATAGAAAACATGACAAGTGATCAGCCATTTTCAGAAGAGTTAAAGTGGGACATGGATCACATAAAATAATAAAGGCCCCGGACATTTCCGGGGCTTATATTATGCCATTATTTCATCGATGAATTGTTTTGCCTCGTCAATGGTATCGAAAACGACTTCATCGCCACAGTAACAAACGGTAAACATTCCGGGGATCATATCAGCATCGATCTCATAATCTCTATACATCATTTTACATTCCTTTCTTGCCCTCGTAACCTCCGGGGCGGGACAGGTTTACATTGTCATATTTGCGCCGGCGCAATTAGAAAGTCATAGACATCTGGCCGGGGATCTTCCAGAAAGTGTTGTCAAAGGGGATCATAACGCCGTAAGTATCTTCGACATCAGCTTTTGACATTGTGGAAATTTCGGAGAACTTGCCACATTCACCGGTAAACACTTCATAAACATCATCATCAACGAGACGGATGAAAAGGTCAGAGGTTTCGACATCGCTCCAGGGGTTGTCAAGGCCGGTATCAAAATGCAGCCAGCCATCAACGCCGCGATCCGGGAGCATCATATCATCACTTTCATCAAGGACTTCAAAGGTGCAAAACTGAGCATTGCGAAGATGAGAAGAAAAAACATTGTAGTTTTTGCCGCACTCAGCAACACCACGCCATCCGGTAGGAGACTCGCTGTCTTTTCTTACGATCATCTGACCATAGTTTTCAAGCTCTGCAAGAAGGATCCTGGCGTTTCGGGGGATAACATTCTTCTTTGATTTTGCAGGAGCCGCCGGGGCGGTCTCCTGTTTGTCGTCGTCATCGGTGCCGGTGGGCTTGTATCCCTTAAGGATAAAACTAACAGCCTTTTCAGCTCTTGCGGATGCCTGAACGATCATCTTGTTATCGTTCTTGAGTACCTGGAGCCAGGATTCTATATACTTAGCGTTATAGATCTCGGTTTCTTCTGTCTCAAGTCCAAGCATGGCCATAATAAACGCGCTGCCAAGCTCCGCTACAAGTTCCTCTTTGCTGTAAACATCATCACCAAAGGCAGCTTTATTATCAAGGCGGTCAAGGCGGGACTTGTGGCCTGTGCTGTGTACTGACTCGTGGAACGCTACCCGGTAGAACATAGGCATTGAAACATACTGCTGACGACTGCGGAGCTGGATCCGGTCCTCTGAGGGGCTGTAAAAAGCCTTGTTTGTTTCGATCTCTTCAACCTTGATGCCTTCGCGGTTCCAATAGTAGTGAAGAAGATCCTCGGCGTCGGTGATATCCTGCTCGTTCAGCTTGGGATATTCGGACTTTTTCAGAGGCTCAACGCCTTCAACCTGAGAAATATGAAAAACATTGTAGTAACGGGGGCGGAGTATTACGTCGTCGATCTCTTCAAGTTCGCCATCATCGTTATAGTGTGCCTTCTTGGTGTCGATCTTGGCCCATGATATAATTATTTCGGACTTTGCACCCTTCTTAATCTTGCCGCCAAGCTCCTGCCACTGCTTAAAAGTAGCATATTCGCCGTCCTTCTCAAGAAGCACGCGGTTAACGCCGCTGTAGATCTTTCCGGATACACGATTAAAAGCGGGATGAATGCTGTAGTAAGACTTTACCCAAGGAATATTGCCGGCTTCAAGTTTTGCAATGATGCGATCAGTAACGATCTGATAAACCTTATTTGATGCGCTGTTTGATGTGGTTGTTGTATTCTTCTTCATGATTTTCTACCTTTCCGGGGCGTTGCCCCTTGTGCTTTCGCTCCGGCCGTGGTAGAATATAACCACAGAAACCGGTAGCGGTTTACTGTATCGTAAAAGATCGGTGGTTGATTGGTAGTCGCTCCGGTCTTTTATTTTTTGAAATCTTCTTTTGCTACTCTTTCCAAAAGCTCAACTATATATAGTGCCGGCTCTCTTTCTCCGGTTTCCCAACTTTGCAAGGTTCGCAGCGGGATGTTATAAAGCTTACTAAACTTTTGTTGACTTAGTCCGGTAAGCTGCCGGATCTCTTTAACTGTCATCTGATCACCTCCTTGATTTTCCCGGCTGTCTGTGCTATTTTATAAATGAGCCGAAGGGCTTGTGATTTTTTGCGGTTGTTCTTATTTCGTAGTTGGGTGTAGAGCAGCCGCTTTTTTAATCTTGGTCTTTCCTGATCAGGATTATGATGAATCCTGTTAGCAGGATTACGAGGAGCTTTTTGAGTGAATTATCCATGTTGTTTACCTCGTGCCCCTCGGCTCGTTTATGATAATAACGCACAATGTGCGTAAAGTCAACCCCCAAAATAAATTTTTTTTCGGATCGTCCCGGCCGGATCCGCTCCAGGCCTTGCAAATACTGAGCCCGGTGGCAATAAAAAAATCCGTCCAGGGCGACGGATCCGGGAAGAATTTTATTGAATTATTGCGAAAAGGTGCATATAATATAGACAAAGAGAAAGCCACAAGGCGGCTGGCTCTTAATGATGGTTTCCGCTACTTTGTAGCGTCGCCGTCACTGTTGGTACCAGTGGCGGCATCTTTTTCTTGTATTCTGCCCCGGGATGTGTTAGTATACAGATAAAGAGAAAGCCACAAGGCGGCTGACTCTAAACAGTTTGGATTCTGCTACTTGGTAGCATCGCCGCCGCTATTGCGAGTAGCGGCGGCTTTCTTTTTGTCCTGATATACTGTGTATATCGCTCTAAAAAGATTTATTGAAAGTGTCAAGATCTTAAAGATCAGATCCATAACTTCCATGGCGTCACCTCCTTTCGATCGGATTTTTCCTCCTTTCGTTTAGGATGTGAGCCAGCCGCCTTGCCTGTGGCTTTCTGTGTGGCAATATACCACGGAGCAAATAAAACTGTCAAGGGCAAAAAGTTGACCGGGAGCGGTTACCCCTAAAGGGGTAAATTTTATAGGGCCCGGTCTTCCAGTCCAGTCTTCTCGCTTTTTCTATCTGTCTTTTTTCTTTTTCCGGCCGCTCTCTTTTATCAGGCCGGGATCTCCGGAGAACACTTTTAATTTATTATACTACTATACAGTTTATTTAATAATAGCGGCTTAGCTATATATTATAATATACCGGTTAATAGAAAAATGCGCCGGCGCAAGCTGCCCGGGGCGGTGCGCGGTGCATTGTCTTTTATTGTTCTTTTTCCGGCTAAAGCTGCCCGGATCCGGTGCACCGGGCACACCGGACAATAAAAATATAAGGGGCGTAAAGCCTTATAAACAGGGCACTTGTTCGGGGTTGTGGGCATACTGTTTAAAAGTGTTCGCTTTGTTCGGTTGTTTATGTGTTAAAATGCTAATGTGGAAATTTCAGGAGCGAGTCCAAGCGGCTCGCTTCTTTTTGTTGCCTTTTTCCGCGCCGGTTGGATCGTTCGCCAGCTTCCAGGAGCTGACTACTTTTTTATTCAGATCGGATCCGCGCCAAAACCGCCGCCGGGCTAGGTTCTTTGGGCCCAAAATCGAGGCCTTGCGGTTCGCGCGAGCCCAAAATCTGCCTAGCCACCATCGAAAAAAGGCGCATTTCCGCCTCCGAATAGCACAAAAATTTGGGCACTAAGATGTAGGGATTTGAAAAATGGCCGCAAAAAAAGAAACAAAAAACGGAAATAGTACGATTTCGGACATAACGGTCACAGCGAAGCAGTTAGGGGAGCTTTTAGGGGTAGGAGATCGCATGGTAAGGATGCTTGCTGATGATGGTATCGTTACCCGAAAGTCTACCGGAAGATATCTCCTCTTTGAGTCAACAAAAAACTACATCACCCTGCTGAAAGCACAGCGTAACGGCTTGCAGGGAGTCATGCCATCGGACAGCGAGTCCTTTGACCTCAGAGAAGAACAGGCTGAGCATGAGCACATCAAAAAGCAGATAACGGAGATAAAGCTACTCCTGGTAAAAGGACAGGTTCACAAAGCCGAAGATGTTGCAGCTGTTATGACAGATATCTTTGCAAAGATAAAGTCGAAGCTGGAGGCAATGCCCTCAAAGCTGGCAAGGAAACTTGAAAAGAAAAACAGGACACAGATACAAGGGATCTTACGGGAAGAGATAAGCAACGCATTGTTAGAACTTTCTTCTTACGATCCGGCAGATTTTTACTCTGATGAGCACATAGAGATTGATGGAGAAAAACTGAGTGCACTGGGGATAACGGATGGAAATAAAGAGGGATAAGGTCAGTTGTAACACGGTCATGTTGTTTTCAAGGCTGGCCGGACAGCTGAGACCTAAAGACGCATTAAGCCTTAGCGCATGGGCTGATAAATACATGGTGCTTCCGGAAGGGAGCAGCGAAAGCGGAAGATATTCCTCAAGTACGATTCCGTACCAGAAAGACATCATGGATGCGATAACGGATCCTGAAGTCACAGACGTTGCAGTCATGAGTTCTTCACAGGTAGGAAAGACCACTATCATCATGGTGGGGATAGCCTATTACATTGATTACGAGCCATCTACACAAATGGTGGTTATGCCGACCATCCATGACGGAGAGAAATTTTCAAAGACCAGGTTAGCGCAGATGATATCTGATATACCGAACCTGAGAGAAAAGGTATCTCCGGCAAAATCAAGGGATGCAAATAATACGATCCTTCTAAAGGTTTATCCGGGAGGCAGCCTTTCAATAGGCGGAGCAAACAGTCCTTCAAGTCTGGCTTCGGACCCGCGAAGGATAATCTGGATGGATGAGGTTGATCGTTATCCTGAGAGCGCGGGAACTGAGGGCAATCCCATTCTGTTGGCAGAAAAACGTGCGACCAGCTACTGGAATAAAAAGCACATTCTGACATCAACACCAACTAACGCCAAGACATCAAAGATCAAGGCGGCTTACGATAAAGGATCACAGGAAGAGTGGCAGGTCGCGTGCCCGGCTTGCGGTGAGTATCAGGCCTATGAATTTGAGAGGATAGATTTTGAAAGCGTTGGCATGGTATGCGCACACTGCGGAGTGCTCAGTTCCGAAAGGGAGTGGAAGGATTCCGAGCATAAGTGGGTAGCACATCATCCGGAACGAAAGAAGTTCAGGAGCTTCAAGCTGAACGAACTGGCAAGTCCGTTTGTTGACTGGGATGAGATCATAGACGCATTCAAAGATGCGAACGACAGATACAAAAGGTTACATGATCCGCATGACCTGAAAGTATTTAAGAACACCCGACTTGGCGAGGTGTGGGACGACGAAGCACTGGGAGAGACACTTGATGACGAAGTTCTTTACAGGAGGGCCGAGGCGTATGACGGAGAACTCCCGGATGGAGTGATCCTTCTGACAGGGGCGGTGGATGTCCAGGACAACCGCCTCGAAGTAGAGATTAAAGGCTGGGGCCGTGACTTTGAATCGTGGGGTATATACAAGACAGAAATATATGGCGAGTTGATAAGGCATGAGATCTGGGACGAGCTGGAAGCATATCTGGGAAGGACGTTTACGTTTGCAGATGGCAGGGAGCTGAACGTGGCAGCATTCGCTATAGACTCCGGAGGACATCACACAAACGATGTTTACAGATGGGCCAGAGAAATGAGACGCAAAGGCAAAAACTGCTATGCGATAAAAGGTTACGCCGGCAAGGACGACATAGAGCTCCTGCACCGAAAGACCACGGTAGAGATCAAAGAAAAGAGGAGCGACGGCAAGGAATATGTTATTGACCAGACAGTGCTCCATGTTCTCGGAGTAGATGCAGGGAAGGAAGACATAACCCAGCGCCTTAAGATAGATGAACCCGGCGAAGGATATTGTCACTTCCCGGTTGAGGACGGACTTGGCAGAGGATACGACGAAGATTATTTCAGAGGCCTCACGTCAGAGTACAAGATAGATAAGATGGTCGGCGGCAAGTACAAAAAGGTATGGGTAAAGAAATCCGGAGTAAGGAACGAGCCGCTGGATCTGTTCAATTACAACTACGCGGCACTGATGATCTTAAAGCCTGACTTCGACATTCTGGAGGACAGGTTAAAGAAAGGCATCAACTATATGAAGATGACCAGGAAGAAGCCGCAGAACATGGCACCCGTTAACGGGATGAGGTAATTTATGGCGCTTACGAAAGTCATTATCAGGAATCAGAAACAGTATGAGATAGCGAAGGAAGACCTGGAAGAGTATCGCAAGGCAAGGTCAAAGATACTCCGGGCTCAGTCATACACCATAGGTTCCGAGCAGATCAACAGAGCACAGCTAAAGAACATCGAAGAGTCAATCTGTGTCCTGGAGAATGCTATTGACCAGTATGAGAGAACGGGAGGCAGCGCAGGCAGAAGAGCCGGCAGGGCCGTCCCGGTAGATTGAGGTAGAAGATGGGTATTGCAGATAATTTCAGAGCCAGCATGGAACTGAAGAAGGCAGAAAAAGAAAATAAGGCTGCCCGTCTTCGTGCAGAAACTCTCGCTATAGGAGTGCAGACGCAGGCGCTTCATGACTTTTATAATTCCGGATACTCACACGGCGGAGCAGCTTCCGGGAAGACGTGGACAGAAGGATATAACTCCGAGTCTCTATCTCCGAAATCGGACATAGAGGAAAACAGAAAACTCCTCCGTGAAAGGTCGAGAGACCTGGCAATGAACGCACCGATGGCAGCGGCTGCAATAAACAGCACCCGTACCAACGTAGTGGGAAAAGGTCTGTCACCCAAGCCGAAGGTAGACGCTGAACTCTTAGGTCTATCTCCTGAAGGCGCAAAGGAACTGAACCAGAGGATCAAAAAAGAGTTTTCTCTTTGGGCGAAGAGCAAGCTATGCGATACGAACGATCTTAACAACTTTTACGAGATGCAGCAGATCGCATTCCTTGATTGGCTGAAGAACGGAGAAGAGTTCATACAGCTTAAGTACGATAAGGCAACTCCAAATATGCCATACGAACTCAGATTGAACCTGATCGAGGCTGACAGAGTATGCAGTCCAAATTCTTTCGGGACAGATTATACGGGCGAAGAGATAAAGAGCGGAGCCAACACCATTATCAACGGTGTAGAGATCGATCCCAACGGAAAGGTTGTAGCATATCATATCTGTTCGTCACATCCGGGAGAGTTCGGAAACGATAAGAAGTGGACAAGGGTAGCAAAGCGCGGCGACAAGACAGGAAATCTGAATATTATACACTTGTTCAATGCAGAAAGAGCTGCGCAGTACAGAGGCGTACCTTTTCTGGCGCCTGTCATCCATAGCGTAAAGCAGCTTACCAGATATACGGAAGCTGAGGTTATGGCGGCCGTTGTAAATTCAATGTTTGCAGTGTTCATCACAACAGAGGATGGAAATGAGCCAGAAGCCTTCACGGGCGAGATGGAAGATGATTATGGTGCACCCCAGAAGGATCTTGACCTTCAGGACAGGTTCAAGCTGGGCACCGGAACAATCAACTTCCTGAAGAACGGCGAGGCCGTAACGCCTATACAGGCGGAGCACCCTTCCGGAGCTTATGAGTCGTTTATACAGTCCATGGCGATGCAGATCGGAAGTGCTCTGGAGATAGCCCCCGAGGTCTTACTGAAGAGGTTTCAGAATAACTTCTCAGCATCGAAGGGAGCAATAAACGAAACATGGAAGTCTTTCATGATGAGGCGCGAGTGGTTCGTTTCAGATTTCTGCCAGGAGGTATATGAGATCTGGTTCGCTGAGGCAGTAGCCAAAGGCAGGATAAACGCTCCCGGATTCTTTAATGATCCGCTGATCAGGCAGGCTTATACAAATGCTACATGGACAGGCCCGGCCCAGGGATATCTTAACCCGGTGGCAGAAGTCAATGCGGCAATAGCAAGAATCCAGAACGGACTTTCAACACATGAGGATGAGTGTGCAGCCATTAACGGCAGCGACTTTGAAGATAATATACGAACACTAAAGAGCGAGAATGAACAGCTCGCAGATGCAAATTCAGTTTTTGAGGAGGAGAGCGATGAAGATCAGTATCAAAGGCCCGATAGTATCGGACGATGAGAAGTGGCTTTACGACTGGTTCGGCATGCCAGCGACTTCACCCGGGGACGTAACAAAGGGACTTGGCGGAGCAAATGGCGAAGATGTTGAACTCGAAATTGCTTCACATGGCGGGCTGGTTTCGTCAGCCGTGGAGATCTATCAGGCACTCAAAGATTACCCCGGAAAGGTGACAGCGAGGATAGCTTATGCGTGCAGTGCAGCGACGGTTATTTCGTGCGCTGCCGATGAATCCGAGATATCAGAGGTTGGATTCTTTATGATCCACAATGCACAGTCGATGACAGCCGGAGATAAGCGGGAAATGGCACACGAGAGTGAAGTTCTCAGCACCATCGATGCAGGTATTATCTCAGCTTACGAGAAAAAGACCGGCATGAGCAGGGAAGATATCCAGGAGCTCATGAATAAGGATTCCTATTTGAGTGCTGAGGAGGCGGTGAATATGGGATTCGTAGATGGCCTGATTCCGGACTCAAAGAAAGAGGCCGATGCAGAGGACGTGGTCAAGAAAGCCGTGGCAGCTGCAGACGGCATGATCCCCATGGATGCAGTCAGAAACCTGACAATAGCATCAAAGATGGTAGAACAGGCCACAGGGAAAAGTCTTCAGGAGTGGGGCACCACATCCATCGAAGACATCAAAAACGAGGTACAGATTTCCGGCAACAACGCCGGTTCTGATAATAACCCAGGGAAAGGAGAAAACACTATGGGATTACAGGAAATCATGGCAGAGAATCCGGAAATCTCAAACGAGATCGAGGAGATGACTGCCGCCGCAAGAGCGGAAGGTCTTGCAGAGGGTATCGCACAGGAGAGATCAAGAATGAATTCCCTTGACGCGATCGCAAGCAGAGTCTCAGCAGAGGCACTGTACGATGCCAAGTACGGCGAAGAGCCTATGGACGGTCAGACGCTTGCATTCAAGGTGATGCAGGAAGACGCTGCCAAGGGCGATACCTACATGGCAAATGCCAGAGAGGATTCACAGGAGTCCGGTGGCGAGGACGTTGGTGTCGGAGAGATCCATGCCGGCGAGGAGAACAAGGATGAGGAGATTGCTGAGGCAATGGCAGCTCATGTCAACGAGAGAAAGGAAGGTAAGTAATCATGAAGGTAGCAAACAAGCTCGCTTACACCGCTACTCCCGATAACCTTATCTATGATTCAAAGCATCCTATCGATGGCGAGAACGTAGAGGTTACCCTTGCGGGAGGCTCAGCAGGTGAGATCGAAAGAGGACAGGTAATCGACCTCGATAACGGAACATATTCCGTTCACTCAGGTGGTGGCACACCAAGCGTGATCGCTGCCGAGACCACAGCTTTCACAGCACTGGATCTGAAGATCGTAGTGCCCGCATATACAAGCGGATCATTCCGCCTCAGTGAGCTGGTAACAGCGTCATCACTGACAAGTGCAAACATCGAGACTCTTCGCGAGAAGGGCATTTTCTTAAAGTAAAGGAGAGGGACATGGAAACAAGAGTGTTAATCAATACAGTCAAAAAGATGTATCCGGTCATTACCTTCCTTAAGGACAGGTATTTCCCGGATGGTCGTGTCTTCTACAGCGAGAAGGCTCTGATCGAGACCAAGAAGAAGGGTAAGAAGGTTGCACCTTTCGTTGTTCCCGTTGTTGGCGGAATCGCCATGAAGAAGGACGGATACAACGCATACGAGATCGAGGCACCTTTCATCGCTCCCAAGATGGCAGTTACAGCTGACGACCTTGCAAACAAGGCATTTGGCGAGAGCCCTGAGAGCGGACGCAGCCCCGAGTCCCGCCAGAACGAGATCATCGCTGAGCATACGGACGATCTTCGTATCTCCATCTTCCGCAGACTGGAGGAGATGTGCGGTGAGGTCATCGCAACCGGTAAGGTGGTAATGAACCACTATGCTAACGCAAACGATGCTGCAAAGGGCAAGAACCCCGTTGTTATGCAGCTTCAGTATTACAACGACACATTCGATAACCGCTATATCTTCGGACCCAAGGCCTTCGTAGATATGGACGCAGAGGAGCGCCTCAATGCTCTTTACGATGCAGCAGCTGTCCTTCGCAAGAGGGGCGTTCACGCAACCGACCTTGTCATGACAGGGGATGTTTCTCAGATGCTTATGACAGACAAGGATTTCCTTCACTTCTATGATCTTCGCCGCGTTGAGACCGGAGAGATCAACCAGAAGGAGCTTCCTGCCGGTGTCGTTTACAACGGCTCACTCAATATCAACGGCGTAGTATTTGCGCTGTTTACCTATGACGAGAACTATGAGGACCTGGACGGCGTGGTAAAGCCTATCTTCCCCAAGGGAACGATCGCTTTCCTTACACCCGGACTTGGAACCACAGTTTACTCACAGGTAACCTTCGTAAGAGGCGACAGCTTCAAGAGCTACGCAGAGAAGGTTGTTCCCCGCCAGATCGCTGACGAGCAGAACAACGTTCTGGAGGTTCAGGCATTCTCAAGACCTGTACCCTATCCCCTTGACTGGGAGGGCTGGCTTGTAGCCAATGCGTACATGGTAAACGAGGCTGCCATCAATGCGATGACAACCAAGGCTGAGCTTATTGCTTACGCTGAGAGCATCGGGCTTACCGGACTCTCTGACAGCTCAAGTGTAGCTGACCTCAAGACTGCGATCATCGCATACCAGAACTCATGAGGAGGCTCCCTATGGTAATCGCAAAAGGAACGGTTTACGTCGGTGAGCGAAGATATACAGAGGGAGAGACCGTTTTCGGTCTTTCCCAAAGTGATATCACAAGGATGGAGAGGGAAGGATTCATTGAAGTCCGGGAGGATACCCGCGAAGTCCGCACCAAGAAACCGGCGAAGACCAAAGGCGGTAAATAAAGGAGAAGTCTATGACTTTCAAAGACGATGTAATGGATGATCTGGATGAAGTATTTTTCGATCTTGAAGAACTCGGAGAGATCCACAATATTGACAAACGGGACATCTGCGTGGTGCTTACTGACGTGACAGAGATGGACGCTCATATGTCCTATGGCCTCATGAAAGCCACATTAAATCCCAAGGAGCACGCTATCAGTAAGCACTCATATCGTCTTTATATCAGGGATGTGGATACCAAAAGGAAGTACACAACGAACGCCCAGATCCTGGTTGACGGGCAGGTGATGTTCATACAGTCTTCCAAGCATTTTCAAGGAGTCTGGCAGCTGATAGTAGGGAAGAGTACGGTATGAGTAACGAATATGTACAGGTTTTATTCGATGATAAAGACGTGCTAAAGATTGCTCTTCGTATGGGAAATCTATGGAGGAATACTCCGGTAGTTATAACCCGTGCAGCGAATAAGGCAGCAGCGAAAGTACGAACTGATATCGATAAGGAAACCACAGAGCGTTATCTGACACAGAAGAGGGCAGTACACAGAACGGGCGCTCTTCATAAAGCGACGTATTCCACACTTTCTGCCCAGCTGGTTTATAAAGACACTTTTCGGAACCTGGCAAGATGGGCCGGCCATCCAGGAGGAAATGCGGTAAGACCGCTATATCCTCATCAAGGTTGGAACAATGATAAACCCAAAAACTATTTTGCACACGTGAAGAGAAGTAACGCCTTAAAAGCGCTGACAGGTGAAGGAGAGATTCCTTTCAGACAAGAGGCAAAAGGATACAATCTGCTATTTAGAAGAACGGGACGTTCAAGATATCCCATCAAGGGAGTGGCAGCTCCGGCAATCCCGCAGGTGGTGAAAAACAAGGATACACTAAATACGGTTAGCAAAACCGCGTATGAAGTAATGAGCAAAGAAGCGGCGCGCCAGATGGAACTTTATCTGAGTGGAAAACTCTGAATCAATCTTCATGTGTATGATGTTTTTCCGAGCTTATAAGCTCACCATCACGCCAATGTTCGACAGTAAAACTGAAGCCATCTTCTTTTGAGTCGTTTTTCTTTTTAAGGAGTTCGACAATAAAGCAGATGATCATAACAACTATACCGGTGCCAAGTACGAAATTAGCGATAGCTTCACCGGCGATAAAACGAAGCAAAATGTATGAGATTATAGTCGCAAAGAGAGTATACAACATGAAACCACCTCCTTTGTGGCGATTGTACCACATGATGGCTGCGTTGCACAAGAAAGGAATCGCATGACAGAAGTTACCGGGACTACCGATCTGGATCTCCAGAAGGCACTGATCGAGGAAATAAAGAAGATAAACCTAGACTGGCGAAAGCCGGGTACTGCCGGACAATGGATTGACTGGAAATATTACAGGCAGATGAAGCCGTACAAACAAGATATGATCCTTACGGATGCAGACGGGACACCTCTTGTTGATGAGGACGGACACCCCATCATGATACCGGACGAGACCAGAGACCTTGACCAGGAGAACTACATCATCGTGATGATAGATGATGAGGATATGAACAGTAACGGCGAGTGGGTCGTTCAGATAATAATGATCGTTTCAATGTACTGCGAAGATCCTGAGCAGCAGGGAAACATGGTCATCCAGGATGTATTGAACCGCATTTGGATGGGGCTCGCAAAGAAAGGCATCATAGCTGATCGCTATGAGATGGAGCCTTTCGGGCGGAAGCGTTTCAATCAGGAGGCTATCACAAACTTCTACGAAGGCATCCTAATCACGAAGTGGAAGCTGCCAAGAGTATTCCCGGAGGAGGTGAGCAAATACGTATGACAAATGTTATGTATATAGGCCCTCACATAAAGGGGATAGTCAAGGCAAATCAGGTATTCCCGGAGGATCCGGTAGCAGTAAAAGAGAAAGCAGCCAGAATCTGTGGACTCACTAAATATTTATTTGTCGGCATGGATGATATTGTGGCGGCAAGAGACGAACTGGAAAGAGATTACTCTTTTTTAGATATTTGTTATGGAAAAGTAAGTAAGGAGGTAGACAAATGGCTTACAAGCACAACATCGTGACAAATCGCGATACCGCTATGCCGACTAATGCAGACGTGTCCGGATTCGGGATCCAGGTAGTTGTCGGCACAGCACCTGTCAACCTGCTGGATGATCCCTCATCCGCAGTCAATACGCCTATCCTTGTTTCTTCAAGGGCTGAGGCAAAAGCAAAGATCGGTGATTCAACAGACTTCGCAAGTTATACATTGATGCAGTCCGTATATGCTTCTTTCCGGAAGTTTGCGGTTGCGCCCCTCGTATTTATCAATGTTCTCGATCCCGCGAAGCATAAGGCCACAGTTGCATCATCAACAGTGGCGCTGACAAATGGCAGTGCAACTATTGAGGTTCAGGGGATTCTCAAGGCTTCAGTAGTGGTTTCTGCCGTTGGATCATCAACCGCAGCCATCGTAGACGTGGACTACGTTCTCGACTTCGATGCTAATGGAAACCTGGTGATTGCCGTAACACCTGATGGTGCGCTTTCCGGAGCAACACAGATTTCAGTGGGCTATAACAAGCTCGATCCCAGCGCAGTAACTGATTCCGATATCATCGGAGGCACAGATGCACAGGGCAACCGCAAGGGTATCGATGTTATCGATATCGTTTACAACAAGCTTCAGGTGATCCCTTCAATGATCCTTGCTCCCGACTTCTCCGCTTCTCCTACAGTTGCGGCAGCTCTCGAAGCAAAGGCAGAGCTTATCGGAAGCCTGTTTAACTCACATGCAATCGTGGATATTGAGACCACCACAACAAAGACCTGGACCCAGGTAGAAGCTGCAAAGCAGGCTCTCGGAGTATCCACACGCTGGGCAACAGCAGTCTGGCCCAAGGCAAACATGGACGGCAATATCATTGCCGGGTCTGCGGTCATCGGAGCGCTCCTTCAGAGCAGATGCATCGCAAACAACGACGTTCCTTGTGATTCTCAGGATAATAAGGACGCCAAGATCAACGCCGCAGTGCTTGCTGACGGAACAGAGCTCCAGATGATCCTGGAAGACGCCAACGACTACGTGGTAGCAAAGGGTGTCGTAACATTCCTTTACTACGGCGGATGGAAGGCATGGGGATCAAACTGCTGTGCATATCCCGCAAGCACCGAACCTAATAACAGGTTTACCAAGTGCGTTCTTATGAACAACTATCTGGAGAACAGGTTCAAGGCAGAATACCTGACACACATCGGAAACAATGGAAACCGCAAGGAGATGGAGTCCATCGTTACTAACTACAACATGGATCTCAACGCTCTGGTTCCCGACAAGCTGGCCGGCGCAGAGGTTCTTTTCCTCAGGGAGGACAACCCCGATTCCGAGATCATCGAAGGCCACTGGAAGTTCCGCACACGTTATGCAGACTATCTGCCTACGGAGTACATCGAGAACGATTTCACATGGGATTCCTCGATCCTGACCGAGGCACTTTTTGGAGGTGAGTAAAGATGGCATTGAACTATAATTACATTCCCGATAAGATCAACAACTTTAACGTATATCAGGGCAGCGTGACAGCTGATAGTCGCCTTATGGGTGTCACAAATGAAGTGACACTTCCTACATGGACACTCAAATCAGAGACACTCGCCCTGGCCGGTTTCGCAGGAGATCTTGATTCTCCGACAGAAGGGCAGCTTGAGTCAGCTACCATCGAGATCACATTTTCCAATATCTCCAAGCAGGCACTGGCGCTTCTCGAAAAAGATACTGAGCCTATCATCATGAGGAGTGCACAGGAGTTTATTGACAAAGAGACGGGAACCAAGGTAATGGTTGGCCGCGCAATCACCGTAAAGGGGATGACGAAGGCAGTAAACTTCGGAACACTCACTACTGGAGGATTCGGAAATCCTTCAATTACAAAAGAGATCACATACTACAAGGATGTGATAGATGACGAGACTGTTACGGAGATCGACAAGATCAACTACAAGTACGTTATCAATGGTGTAGACAAAGGAGCAAGGATCAGTGATCTGATCTAAACAATTCAGGCAAAAGCAGCGGCTTGATGCCGCTGCAGATGCCATTCAGGGGAGGGGCGTCAAATGAACAATATTGATGAAACAAAAGAAATCAAAGAATTAAAGCAGATCGAAGAAGAGACGGATGTAGAAGTGGCAGGCCTTCATGAAGAGCCCACCATGCCGGAGGAGCCGTCAATCATATACACATTTCATAAGCCCTACAAGTTCGAGGGCACAGAGTACACAGAACTCGACTTATCAGGGATGACAAAATTCACCACGAGAGATTCGGAATGGCTCGACCGTATGATGAAAAAGGCCGGACACGCCGTAACAAATAAATGGCACGATACAACATATCTAAAGTTGATTGCACAGAGGGCTACCGGGTACCCCATAGATTTCTTTAATCTTATGCCATTCAAAGATTTTGTTGAGATCGGAGCGAGGATACAAGCGTATTTTTTATTCATGTAGGTCTGGATGAAAAACTATCGGAACATCTCAGATCTTTAACAGTAACACTTTCCATGAGGCTTTTTACTTCTATCGAATACTTGAAGGATATGCCAATAGAGGAATTGTTTGAATTAGTTGACGACGTTAATTCCGCTATGGAGCAAGGTTGATATGGCCAAAAGCGATACTTTTACATTAAACATAGGAGCACGAACCACTGCTGGATATAACCGCACTATGCGTCAGATCCAGAAAGGATTCCAGAGCATAACCGGAGGGATGAAGCTCGCAGGCAAATTAGCCACTGCTTCAATAACCGGGGCAAGAATCATTGAGTGGGGAAAAGATGCAGTAGAAACATACAAGACGTTTGAGTCTTCCATGAAAAACACTGCCGCCATAATGAACGCCTCCGTAATGGAATATGAAATGTTGGAGAAAGCGGCAAGAGAAGCAGGACGAACTACAACAAAGACTGCTTCAGAAGCCGCAGACGCACTTGGTTATATGGCGCTTGCAGGCTGGGATGCAGAGAACTCAGTAAAGGGACTCATGCCCATTCTCAGACTTGCAGAGTCTACAGGAAAGGATCTTCAGACAACATCAGATTTAGTTACAGATTCTATGTCCGCGCTCGGACTTTCTGTAGAAGAACTTGATTCCTATATGGATAAGCTCGTTATGACAAATAACAGCGCCAATACTTCAGCCGAACAGTTGATGTATGCACTCGTAAAGTCGGGCGGCGCTGCCAGGGTAATGGGAGTAAATCTTGACGACACTATTGCTGCGCTTGGAGTTTTAGCGAATAACGGATTAAAGAGCAGTGAAGCTGGTACCGCACTCAATTCACTTATGAAGAGATGGGGATCAAACACAGCCGCAAAGAAGGCGTTTGATGAACTTGGAATAAGTCTGTATGACGTGAACGATCAGTTTATAGGTATGGAAGACTTGATGCAGGAAATCAACGCAAGCCTCGAAGGTAAGGATGCAAACATGAAGAACAATTACATGTCTGCACTGGGCGGAAGGTTTCTTGCGCAGCTTCAATACCTTTTAGATTCCGTGAAAACTACTGGAGATGAAGCTGGATCCACGTGGGATACGCTTACAGGGAAGATAAAAAACTCAAACGGTGCGCTTGATGTAATGAACAAGACAGCCACCAGTTCTCTGGAAGCATCACAGAAACTGCTCAAAAGTGCTTTTCAGGATCTTCAGATAAGCGCAGTTGATGTTTTTGCAGATGATTTCAAAGAAGCTATGCAGTACCTGGCAGAAGAACTTCCAAATATTTCTGATCGTCTGGCAGAGTTCGAAGAGGAACATCACGACGAGATCGTAAAGTTTTTGGATATGGCAGCTGAAGGCATCATAAAGCTGGCAAATGTAGCGATAGACTTTGGGGACTGGATACTAGACAACGGACCTGCCGTAGAAGGGATTATAGCAACACTGATCACCGGAAAAGCACTTGGCGGGATAGCCCAGTTTGGTCTCGGTCTGAAAGACGCCGCGGCTGCAGCAGGAGGATTAGCCGGGGCAGGAGCTATGTTAGGCCCGGCGGCCATAGGCATTGCAGCGGGTGTGGCAGCAATAGCCGCACTTACAGGTGGGGTCATTGCACTCAGACAAGCCAATAAAAAGGCACGGGAAGAGGCTGAAAAATCAAGTCTGGAAGAACATTTTGGCAAGATAGCACTAAGCGCAACAGATATAGAACAGGCAGCAAATAAGATCCTTGGCGCTGAGAATATGGCAAAAGTAAATGCGCTTTCGGAGCAGCTATCAAAGATCAGCGGGTACGTATCAAATATCAACAATGCCTCAGATGAACTCAGCCGTTTGAATTGGAAGATATCAGCCGGACTGGATCTTAATGAGAATGACAAGAGCGCATATCAGGAAGCAGCGGCAACTCTGGTCAAAAATGTTCAGGAGTATATCAGCGATCAGGGGTACTCAGTTTCACTTGCGTCTTCTTTACTTACAGGAAACAGCAAGGACAAGTTTTCATCAGATTTTTGGAATTACCAAAGCAAAGAAGCTACAAAGCTCGGGAATAAACTTGATAAGGCCATCAAGAAGGCAATGAAGGACGGAGTGATAGACCCTGACAAGGAGCTTCCAAAGATACAAAAGCTCCAGCAGGCACTTCTCGATATGCAACAAGAGATGGAAGCCGCCAAGTACGAGGCAGAGCTGGGAGCACTTGAGGACGACATTGGCTCTAAGTCTTTCGAGGAGATCATAGAAAGGACCAATGAACTCCAGTCAGAAAGACTCGACACACTATATGATGCATATCTCGAAAGAAGAGCCAATCTGATATATCAACATAACAAGGGAGCTATTAGCGACTACGAGTATAACAGTGCTCTCTCCGGGCTGGAAACAGAATATAACAATGCAAAGCTGAGCACAACTGAGCAGACAGCTGACGCATTATTCTCGCAGATCAAAAAACGCTATTCCAGCGAGATCAGCACTATTGCACAGGGATTGAATCTTGATACATACATCGGGGAAAGAGTTACTTCTGACAGACTAAACAATGCAGCGACCAATGGCAATGCAGACCTTAACCAGATACTTATAGAGGCACAGACCCGGATAGAAGAATACCGAAACAAGATAAGCGACGGAGACAGGGATGCGATCAACAAGCTCCTTGAAGATATGCTACCAACCGAACAGCAGCGAGAGGAGATTGCCAGGAAGTGCAGAGAGGCCGGAGAGGCCGTCCCTCAAAGTGTAATGGATGGGATCAAGGAATACAAAGAGCTAAAAGCACTCACCGGATCCGATCAGGATATATGGGACTACGTATATGAGGTTGCGGCAAACAACGAAAACTACCAGCAGCTGATCGATGCGGTCGGAGAAGATGCAGCAAGGATCCCGGAAGGCGTAGCCAAGGCTATGTCAGAGAATTATTCTGCGGTTGATAGTGCAGTTGACAGGTTGTATACGCATACAAAATCAACGATAGACAGAAAGTTCAGTACAGATTTTAACGTGCGGGTAAAAACAAACTTTACTATAGACGATAACACAGATCCTACCGGTCTACTACGCAATGCACCAGCTACCAAACTTCTATCCAATGCACCAGCTACCAAACTTCTATCCAACGCAGAAGGCGGTATATATAACAGCCCTATCCTTACTACTTTCGCAGAGGAAGGAGCCGAGGCAGCGATACCGCTTAACAGCAAACCGAGGAGCGTGGCGCTCTGGCAGAAGGCCGGAGAGATGATGGGCATAACCGGAGGAACGAGCAATGTAAACTATTCACCTCAGATCGTGATACAGGGCAACGCTTCCAAGGAAGATATTGTGGAGGCACAGGAGATAGGGCTTTCAAGGTTCAAGACATTATACAAAGAGATGATGAGACAGGAAGGCAGAGTCTCATTTGCGAGGGCGTAAGATGGGAGGATATTACTACACCACTGACCAGGGCGACACATGGGACTATATCGCATGGAAGGTCTACGGAAACGAATATCGCATGGAGGACATGCTCAGCGCACCGGAGAACTATGAACTACTTGAAACACTTATCTTTTCAGCTGAACAGAAGGTATGGTGTCCGTACATAGACGACGAGGAAGTGGACGACGGCGTACCTGAGTGGAGGAGTGAGGATGAGTAAGGCAAGCGACGTCATCACCACGATGAGCTCATACGTCACGTTGGAATATAACGGCGTGAGCAATCCGGCAGCCATAACGGAACACTTGGAGGATTTCACTTACACGGACTTTGCCAGCGGAAGCGCGGACACCATATCGGTAACACTGTTTAATAAAAACGGCGTCTGGCTTAGAAAAGACTTTTTTCCGGGAAAGAACGACTGGCTCAAGGCGACCATAACAACAGAACATTGGCCCATAAAGCCTGCGAACGGAAAGATCAAGTGTGGCAAGTTCCAGATAGATCATGTTCAGTATTCCGGATACGGAGAGAGAGCAACCATTGAGGGAATAGCAGTACCTCAGAAAGCAGCCTTTTCTTTCACGCAGCGGAACAAGACCTGGAAGAAGATGCAGTTTCAGGCGATCATCGACGTTATAGCAAAAAAGGCGGGGCTTGGAGTGACTTACGGAAAAGGCACTTCAAATCCCACTATTGAAGAGATAAGCCAGAGTGGGACAACGGATCTTGAGTTTATTTTTTCACTGTGCAGTCAGTACGATATGGCACTCAAGGTATATAACTCGAAGCTGGTGATATATGATCAGACGACTTACGAGAAGAAAGCACCGGTCTTTACAATAAACCGAAAGGAGCTGCAAGGGAGTTATACCATCGATGCTGACATCAACAGTAAGTTTGATTCAGTGAAGATGCAGTACACAAACGGAAAGGACTCCAAGACCCTGACGTATTCCTTCAAAAGACCGGGAACCAACGGAAGCAGGACGCTTTTCATATCTTCCGAAGCAGATTCGCAGGCAGACGCAGAGAAGAAAGCAAAGGCACAGCTGAGGCAGTCCCTCCGGGAAAGCACAAAGATATCCATATCAGAGATGATGGGAGGAAGCCGGTACGTGGCAGGATCCGTGTTCAAATTGGAAGGGTTTGGAAAACTGAACGGAAACTATTTCATAGATCAGGTTACCCACACAAAAGGAGCATCAAAATATACCTGTTCAATGGAAGCACATAAGGTGGTGACGGATTTCTGATGATAGCTATAGGAAAGATATCAAAGATAGATTATGAGGCCGGCCGGGCAGATGTGACACTTGAAGACAGAGAAGGGATCGTCATAACAGACGTACCTTTTCTTGACAGCATATACGAGATGCCGAATATCAAGGATGCAGTATTTGTGGATATGGAGGAAAAGGGCGGCAGGATAATCCGGTCCGTTATCCTCGGAAGATTCTACACAAAGGATAATCTGCCGGCGGACAGCGGGAAAGGGATCTTCTACAAGAAGTTTTCCGACGGAGCGTATATCAAGTATGACCCCGATACAAAGACACTGGAGCTTGGTGTGGACAAGGTTGAGATAAAAGAACTCGGGATAAAGGATGATATCACCATAGACGGAAGCCAAACTGTTAAAGGGGAGATAACGATCAAGAAGGCTTCCGGTGATATCAACCTTTCAACCCACACCCATACCGGAGTCCACGGAGAGACAAGTGGACCTCACTAGGAGATAAGACATGGGAGAGATAGCAAGATATGCAGGTCTTATATTTGAAGTAAGCGACAATAAGATACTTTCATTTCAGGACATGCACCTGTCAAAGGGGATAAATTACGAGGAACATCCAAGAGCAAAGAAGCACCCTCTGATGGAGTTTACATCAAGGCAAAATGCCGAGATGACCCTCAAGATTGTCCTCAAGGCCAGCCTGGGAGTCAACCCCAGAAAGATATGGAAAAAGATGGCGGACCTCAGGGACGATCATAAGGCAGCCTTCTTTTATCTTGGGCCCCAAAAGGCACGGAAGGTCAGTACATACCGGTGGGTGATAACCAATATTGAATACGACTTCGAAGCCATAGGCCCTGCTGGACAGCCTATAGACATGGGGCTGACAGTTTCTTTTAAGCAGTATCCCTACAAAGAGGCAAAGGTCGAAAAGCCATCCAACAAAAAGAGTGGCGGGAAAAAGACAAGCACTAAGGCAAAGGTTACGAATTACGCGATCTACACAGTGAAAAAGGGCGACTGTCTTTGGAACCTGGCAAAGAAGTATTACGGCAAAGGCAGCAAGTACATGAAGATCTTTAATGCCAACAGGGACGGAAAGGACGGAACGCACAAGCTGACCAACCCGAACATACTCATGGTGGGATGGAAGATAAAGATCCCAAAATAGGAGCACTATATGGACCTTACGTACGAATACGAAGACAAACTGACAGACGAGTGGACGCTGACAGAACAAAAGAGCATAGAGAGAAGCCTTAAGACTATAGCGTCTACAACCAGAGGCACAGCACCCTTTATGAGAGATATGGGACTTGAAGTAGCATTCCCGCCTGATGATTCTATCGGGAAAAAGAATGGGTATATAACGGATCTCATCTCACAGCTTTCCGACTGGGAAGAAAGGGTGGATGTGAGTGAAGCGGAGTTTATAGATGACGAGCATATAAAGGTGGTAATAAATGGTAGATCTTAGCATTCTGGATTCATTGCCGGAAATAAACATCTTAAAAGACGAGGACATATCTCTGGAAACAATACAGCAGGGAATGATAGCTGATTACGAAGAAGAGTACGAGAACCTGTACGGGGAGAAGCTGGAGCTTGTTCCGACGGATCCGTGGCGTATGTATATGAATGCAGTATCGGCTCCGTTATATCAGTGCGCAGTTATCATGAACGAGAGGTTCAAACAGAATTTCATTTCATACATGTATCTGAATAGCACGAGACAATGGGGCGGAAACTTCGGATACGTCGAGACCGGAGAAGAGTACGCAAAGACTACTATGCGTTTCACTCTTTCAGAAGTGAGTGAAGCAGATGTAACCATACCTGCCGGAACACAGTGCACCGACGGAAATGAGAACTACTTTGCAACGGACGCTGACCTTGTCATAGCAGCAGGAGATCTAACAGGAGATGTTGATGCCACCTGTACGGTGAGCGGAGTAGCAGCAAACGATATTGCGATAGGCAAGATCAATATTCTCTCGGATCCTGTTGACCTCATCGAGTCAGTTTCCAATACGACGGTGACCTCCGGAGGCAAGGATCCGTACACCAATGATGAGCTCAAAGAGAAGATCATAAACTTTGCAAGTGTCTATACTGTAGCCGGTCCGGAAGATGCATACGAAGTACAGGTAATGGAAGGCTTCCCGGAGATAGCGGACGCAAGGGCAAGAGCAGATTCAAATGCAAATGTCCACGTCTATCTGGTACTCGAAGGAGGAGAACTTCCGTCAAGTGCATTCTGTACCCAGGTAAAGAACTATATCACAGACTTAAAGCGCTTCCCGGGAACAGACAAACTCCTGGTGTCCGCACCGGATACCGTAGAGTACACCATCGAAGCAACCTATTACATCTCTACAGACAAGAGAGAGATCGAAGCTGACACAAAACTGGCAGTAGAGGATGCGATAAGTGAGTTTGCTTCCGATACCGGAACAACGATAGGCAAGGCCATAAATCCTGACGACCTTATATCATTCGCAAAGGCAGCAGGCGCAAGGCGTGTAGTCCTCACGACACCTTCTTATCAGGCGATAGATGAGGATGAGCTGGCCGTATGCACTAATATAACGCTCACTTACGGTGGCATGGAGGAAGACTGATGTATAAGATCGATGATCCGGACGGGTTATTTTACTCACTCCCGCCCAACCTTCAGACAAAGGAAGCAAGAGCTTTTTCAAGAGCATTTTCCAAGCAGATGAAGAAGCTACTGCGGCTCGCAAAAAAACTACAGCTCTGGACAGATCTTGATAATGCAGATCCGAAGTACTATGACCACATGGCAGCTTCGGTGCAGGCACCATATTACAAGCCGGAGTTCACAGATGATCAGAAGCTGGCACTCATAAAAAATGCCATACTGGCGCACACCTACGCCGGGACAGTAAAGAGTGTGGAGGAGTTTATCGGTTCGGTATATGACTCAGTGCAGGTAATCCCATGGTATGAGTATGACGGGACGCCGTATCACTTCAAGGTAAGGGCAGCAGGCGAGCGGTCAGGAGACATAGACAAGCAGTTTAACGACATGCTCCGGAAGGTAAAAGCAGCCAGAGACATAATGGATTCCATTGAGACAGTAAGAACGCTGGATGAGCAGGATTATATAGGCGCAAGGTATCTGGGAACAAGATACGCACCGGAGATCGTACCATATGAGGAGGTTTAAGAATGGAGAGTACATACGGAAACGCCGTCATAACGACAGAAGGAAAGAGGCTCAGGCAGGCCGCACTCTATGACGGCACCGGATTTTCCTTTACAAGGTTTGCACTTGGAAACGGAGAATATACGGCAGAGGAAAAGACCATTGCCGCACTTGAAGTAAGGACTGACCTGAAGAGCGTAAAGAACTATTACGAGATCAGTGATATGGAAAAGCCTTCATCCGATAGGGTAAAACTCACATTCCTTGTTACAAACTTTGACGCCTCTACAGGACAGAGCATCGTTCCGGTAACATATAACGCTAACGAGATCGGTCTCTTTGCAAAGCAGGACGGATCAAGTGATGAGATCCTTTATTCCATCTGTATTTGCGCCGGCGCAACCGGAGACACTATCAGCACATACAACGGATACAATCCTCTCCAGGTCGTTGAAACCTATAACGAGAAGGTAGGAAACGCAGCGGTAGTAGAGATTGAGGTGGCCGGAGCTTATGCGCTGGCAAGCGATCTGAATGCTCATGTGATCCAGCAGGTCCTTTCAAGCGACGGAGCTCATGGCATCAGAGCCGTAAAAGACGGAGATGAGATCAAACTCCAGGTAAAGGATGGCGGAGTTTGGAAGGATGCCGGGGGCGGAGGGACGACGATAGTGCCTGCGCCAGTGCAGGATACGAGTGAGACCTATACTTATGATGGGACGGCTCAGAGCATTGCATGGACGAGTGCTCCGGATCTGACGAAGGTACTGGTTACGGGAGATAGTGCGACCAATGCTGGGACTTATACTTGCACATGTACTCTGAAGGGGAACAATGCGGTATGGGGAGATACTTTAGATGCGGTTCCGAAGACATTTACCTGGACTATTGACAAGGCGGCTCCGACGCTGAATGTATCGCCTACTGCCATTTCCTTTGATAAGGATCATACCTCCGAGGTCGTGGTGGGAGTGACGACGAACTCAGACGGAACAGTGAGTGCTACAGGGTATGACACTGACCTTGTTACTGTTACGGGTTCCGGAACCACATGGA